TTTGACGATGTGTGTGAATGTCTTGGAGAACTTCACCCTTCATACAACACAGGAGTAGGGTTTGCCCCTACTGGCTCAATAGCCATGAGAACACAGTCTTACTGCAACCTAGCCAATGCCTACAACCATAGAGCGTTTGGTCCTGATAGGGTGTTCTATGACGCTGCCAAGCAGTTCTATCCGAACTTTGCTTCTTCTGGTCAACACACTAACTGTTTTCGTCTTGGTGGCAATGAGACATCTTCTAACAAAGCGTTCTTTGAAGCGGGTAACAAAATTATGCTTGAGAAGTACAACGGCAAACTGCCTTGGGTTACCCAATGAAATTTAACCTACAGCAGTTCTACAAGTTCTGCGCTCAACTTAAAATTGAGACTAAGGAGCAAGGTCTTAGGAACATGGACCAACTCCTTGGCTCACAGACCTATGTCATGGAGGAAATCTCCTCTGGCTTGGCTAACGGGGTTCACTTCTTTGTTATTTTGAAGGGTAGACAGTTAGGGATTACAACGATAAGCCTTGCACTAGACCTTTATTGGCATTTCACTAACGCTGGTCTTGGAGGCACACTTGTTACAGACACCGAAGAAAACCGAGATATGTTCAGAGGAACACTCGGTGCATACATGGATGGACTCCCAAAAGAGTACAAAATCCCCATGCTTGCCCACAACAGAAACTCTCTGTCTCTCAAAAACAGAAGTCGCATCTTCTACCAGGTCGCTGGACTTAGAGCCAAGGGTTCTCTCGGACGCGGTAAAGGCATCACATTTCTTCACGGCACAGAAACATCTTCTTGGGGTGACGAGGAAGGTCTGGCTTCCCTACTAGCCTCTCTTGCTGAGACAAACCCTGAGAGACTCTATATTTTTGAATCTACTGCCCGTGGTTTCAATATGTTCCATGAGATGTACGTTACTGCTAAACGGGCGCGTACTCAGAAGGCAATCTTTTGTGGGTGGTGGCGCAATGAGTTTTACTCTGCTGACCCTGACTCAGACATCTACAAAGTCTATTGGGACGGCAAACTCACCACCGAAGAGAAAGAGTGGACGAAAGATATTAAGAAGCTCTACAACTTTGAGGTCAACTCAAGACAAATGGCTTGGTGGCGTTGGAAGATGCTCGAAGGCATCAAAGACGAATCCTTGATGTACCAAGAGTTCCCACCAACAGAGGACTATGCCTTTGTGATGACCGGCACTAGCTTTTTCTCTATAGCCCGTTGCACAGATGCAGCCAAGATTTCTAAGAAGCTCTCCTATGATTGTTACCGATATGTCTTTGGCGCTAACTTCCAAGACACCCAAGTAGTCAAGTCAACCGAGCGCTTGTGTACCCTAAAGGTATGGGAAGAACCCGTAGACACCGCCTTCTACGTCATTGGTGCTGACCCTGCCTACGGGTCAAGCGACTGGGCTGACCGCTTTTGTATTCAGGTCTATCGTTGCTACTCGGACGGCATGGAGCAAGTAGCTGCCTTTGCCACTTCTGAACTTAACACCTATCAGTTTGCTTGGGTCATAGCCCACCTTGCTGGCGCATACAAGAACTCAACCCTTAACCTCGAAGTCAATGGACCGGGGCAAGCGGTTATCAATGAGCTGAAGAACCTAAAACGCCAAGCGGCTGCTATGGCTGGAGACATGGGCAGACACCTCATGGATGTCTATGGCTCAATGTCCAATTACATCTGGCGCAGAAACGACACGATGGGGGGAATGTCTAACTCTATCGGTTGGCTGACAACAGTACAAACCAAAGAGCGTATGTTGTCTTACATGAAAGATTACTTTGAGCGCGGAATGATGGCGGTCTACGACATGGACACATTGGAAGAGATGAAGACCATTACCCGTGAGGGCGGCTCTATCTCTGCTTCTGGACGCAACAAGGACGATAGGGTCATAGCCTCTGCTCTGGCGGCTGCCGCCTATGCCGAGCAACTACAACCTCGCCTTATTAGCATGAAGATTAGCCGACAAGTCTCTAGAGCTTTAGAAGACAAGACCCCTGAAGAAGTGGCTGTCGGGCGCAATGTTTCAGACTACCTCAAGAGGATTGGCGTATATGGTCAGTAATGTCTTACCCAAGCGCGAACTCCTTAGAGTCATAAAACGCTTTATAAAAGACCAAAACAGAGGCATATCTATCAGGCTTTTTGCCGAGCTGTGTGGGGTTGACAAAGACCATTTGCTAGATGTCTTCTTCTACCGCACACGCACTCTGACCGAATATATGCAGATACGGGTCAACAAAGGCTATCAATCATGGCTAAAAGGCGAAGTAGCCGTCATGCAAAACAGAGACTTAACAAGGTTTGTGGAATACAGACGCGAACCAAAGCCCCGACTAGCCCGTACAACGGGTTTACACCTAGTCAATGGGGAGATAAGAATTAAGGTAGGGGTGAGCAATCGCGGTGATTACTCAGGTCAGACCTTAGATGAAGCACTTGAAAGGGGATAACTATGGCTGTGCTAAAAGACTATAAATGCGACAAACACGGGTATTTTGAAAGCATGGAGGCGAAATGCCCAATGAAGAGTTGTTCAGAGGAGGTCTATGTAGTTTTCTTGCAAGCTCCGGGACTCATCTCGGATACAACCAAGAAGAACGACAAAACAGTCAAGCAATTGGCTATGGACTTTGACATGACCAACATCAAGTCTACCCGCGAGGGCGAGAACCAAGCGGGATTCTTTACTCGTAAGAATAAAACTTCTAAGCGTCAACTTGAGAAAGAAGCTAAACTCGCAGCCGAAAGACCAAGAGAACCGCAGCCGAGAGATGCTGCTATTTGGGGCGGTGGTGGAGGCGTGGATATGAAGTCTGCTTTATCTGGAAGATTCAATAGACCCGTTGGTCCTCAACTTGGCAAAGAAACAGAGGTTGTATCAGTAATGCCTAACTCTATGGGAAATTTGACTGGACCTAAGATGGCTAGTTATACTGCCGACCATGAAAACCTAAGTCTGAAGAAATAATGCGGATTCCATCCAACGAGCTTCTTAGAGAACAGTTCTACCGTGACTTGATTGAAAAGTGCATGGTGTCCTTGCAAGAGCGCAAGAGTGACTACGGCTCTTTGCGTTCTTTCTTTCTCTTTGGCGCTGGTCCTGATGAGCCACCGTGCATCTTCAATAAAATCTATCCGCACATTGACCAACTAACATCGTTCCTCTACTCAGCAGAAACGACACGGTTTTCTATCAATGTCGGAGCTGCTGTTCCAGACCAAGAACAAATTAAAGTCCCTCGCCTAACGCTTGCGCTTAATGACGAGTGGCTTAACTCCAACGCAGACCAAGTATTTAGTTCAGCACTTACTTGGTCACTTGTCTTTAACTCGACCTTTATCAAACTGGTCTACAACAACGGCATACACCCGTACATGGTAGAACCTGGTGGTATTGGAGTCCTCAGAGAAGACACACCCTATACAGACCGGCAAGAAGCCCTTGTTCAAACTTACTACATTACGAAGTCTGAGCTTTACAACCGGCTGTATTCCCATCCCAAGCGCGAGTCAATTGTTAAGCGCATCACAACTAGCATACACACCAATAGCGAAGACTTACCAGAGGGTCTTGACCGCATCATGTTGTCGCAGTCAAACCCTACTATGTATGGAAACGTCAACCTAGACCTCTCAGGAGTGAACCGCTACAAAGCGCGTGTAGCTGAAGAGACAGTCAAGATGTACGAGCTATGGGTATGGAATGACGAAATTGATGACTACCAATGCGTCACAATGGCTGACCCTGACATCTTCATCTATGACAGACCCGGCGAATCAATGTTCCTCAAGGGTGAATTGCCATTCGTGCAAGTTTGCCCGAACCCTCAGTATGATTATTATTGGGGTCAATCAGAAGTTTCTCGCCTAGTATTTTTGCAACAGTTACGCAATAACCGCATGACCGAGATTCTTGATTTGTTATCGAAGCAAGTTAACCCACCTACAGCCCTTACAGGCTTTACTGGCATCTTAGATGAGAAGAACTTTGCTCTAAACAGAGCCGGTGGACTGCTTGCTAGTGATATGCCTAACGCTAGAGCTGAACGATTAGCCCCTGATATGCCATCATCTCTCTTTGAGGTGATACATGAGGTGGACAATATGTTCTCAGAAGCCTCTGGCATCTCCTCTGTATTGCAGGGCAAGGGAGAATCTGGTGTTCGCTCCTCTGGTCACGCATCTCAATTAGCCCGTTTAGGGTCTAGCAGAGCTAAGAAACGCGCTCTTATTGTGGAGGATTCGCTTGAAAAGGTAGCTACGCTATACCTCAAGTTGATGCAAGCCTATGACAAGACGCACTTTAAAGACGATGAGGGGCATCAATTTATTGCCGACCAGTTTACTGGAGACTATGTAGTCAAGGTAGATGCACACTCCAACTCGCCAATCTTTACAGAAGACTTGCGACAGCTTGCATTTAACTTGTTCAAAGCCAAAGCTATTGACACAGAATCATTGCTTGACTTGCTAGAGCCTCCAATGAAACAATTGCTCAAAGATAAGTTGAAAAAGAAAGAACAAGCTGCGGCTTCTCAACCTCAACCGCAAGAGCCTCCCAAGCAAGAAAACTCAGACTTAAAGGCACTTTAATGGCAACCTCACCACAATTGATACCAAGAGCAGACCAGCCCGTTGTAACAACAAAAGAACTTGGTCGTTCTGAAAAATCTGGTGCGGGTGGAAAATTGCAATACAAGAATGTTGATGTTAGAGTCAACCCCGCAGTCCAAGCCCAACGCTCAATGAGAGCAATTCAACGAACATAAGGAGTACATGATGTACGGTAAAAAATCTAAGCGCGGTCGCAAGTCCTGTCGCTAAACAGTTTCCCCGAAAGGGAAAAGGGTGTGGCTTCCTTCCCTACTTAAAAGGTCGCTGCCTTCAACTTTGGAGAAGACTATGCGTAAAGCTCGTAAAGGTCGTAAGAGCCGCAAGTAATTAACGGGGGGTGACCCCTGTTGGTTGCACGGTTTGACCGTTCATATTCCTTTGGGGGGCTGGAATTTAAACTTGCTCCCCACTTGACAAATTACAATAGTCTGATTTAATCGCGACTGTTGAACAGATAGAGGGAACTTATGGCAACCGATGCAAAGATGATGGACTTGATTCGCTCACAGCAAGGTGGAGCAGGAGTAACTCCCCCTGAAATGACTCCTGAAGCGGGAATGTCTGATGCGTCAACGCCTCCAATGTCATCCCCAATGTCTACGCCTGAACCCAAGATGGGAAACAAAGAAGGCGCAATGGTCAACATCAGCATGGCAATGGATTTGATAGAACAAGCCTTGCCAAGCCTCGGTAGCGAATCTGTTGAAGGTCAAAAAGCCCTGGCAGCTATTCGAAGTCTCACAGGACTGTTAGGACCGAAAAAACAACAAACTGGTGAATTACAGCAGTCTGAGATTATTCAGATGCTACAAAACTTGCCGCAAGCCGGAGGCGCTACGCCAGAAGGTCGCGCAATGTCTCAAGCCCCGGCTGTTCCAAACCTACCGCCAATGCCGGGTGCTGGTGGAGGCGGTGCTTCTCCTCAACCAACTCCAATGTAAGGAAAAATCATGGACTTGTTCAAACCCCGTGGTGCTAACAGCCCACGCAGACCTACAGACAACAACCAACAAAATGGTGTTGTTACCAACACGCCTCGGTACTCCCAATTCGGTGGACTGAATTCTCCAACTGCTACTGGACCAAAGAACAAGATGCAAGTTCAAAAGCCCGGTGACGGTAAAAAAGTAATTTAATTTCGTTAGGGGATAACTATGAGTTTAGAAGACATGAGTTTTGAGCAGCGCGACCAAATGGCGTTGCTAATGCGTGAGTTGTCTGACAATCCATCTACTCGCAAAGACCTTTTGCGCTTGACCAAAAAACTCAAGCCAGAACTTGTTATGCCTGAGTTGGATATTGAAGACCACACATCTTCTGCCGTTTCTAAAGTTCATCAAGAACTTGAACAGATGAGAGCAGAGAAGCGCGAACAAGACGCTGTGAACGACCTTAACAAACGCAGAATGAGTTTGATTAAAAAAGGTTTTATTCAAGACGAAAGCGAAATTGAACAAGTTGAAAAAATAATGCTTGATAAGGGCATTACCAATCACGAATCGGCTGCGGAATACTGGGACTGGATGAAACAGTCTGCTGTACCCACACCGACAGGCTACAACCCAAGTGCAGTTGCTAAGTTTGACTTAGGTAAATACTACAAAAACCCAGTAATGGCAGCACGGGATGAAGCCTCGAAAGCGCTCAATGAGTTGCGGAGAAATCCACGACCCATTGGTTTGTAAGCAGGGGATTTTTTTTCTAGGAGATAACTATGCCTATAGGTGGCGGTATCGTTCCAGCAACGGGTAGTACACAGTACACCGAGTTAACTTACGTTACACGGCGTGCGTTTATCCCAAAGCTGGTCGTACAACTTTATAACTCTACGCCCTTGATGGCGGCTTTGATTGCAAACAGTCAAACTGCTTCTGGTGGTGTTTCATCTGTAACCGTTCCCGTTCAGGGCGCTCAGTTTGTTAACGCTCAATGGTCTGACTACTCTGGTTCATTCAACCAGCCTTCAGTCCAGCAAGGTGCTTACAACGCTGAATTTGACCTGAAGCTGATGATTGCCCCTGTACCGTTCCTCGGTATGGAAGGCGCTGTTCAGCAAGACGCTGCAATCATTCCATTGATTGAAGCCCGTATGAACGATGCGACAAACGTGATGATGGATGCAATGGCAACTGCCTTGTATAACAACAGCACTAACACGCAACAATTCACAGGACTCCCTGCTGCCGTTAGCGCCTCTGGCACTTATGGCAACATTAGCCGTTCTGCATACACTTGGTGGCAATCAAAGGCTTACACAGCCGGTAACGTCAACCCAACTCGTCAAAACATCTTGCAATACATTTCTGGTACTGTGAAAAACAGCGCTGAAGTGCCTTCTTTTGGTGTTTGCGGATTTGGTACTTGGACATTACTTGCTCAAGACTTTGTTGGTCAAGAACAATATGTAATCACACCCGGTCACGGTTTTGATGGTGATGCTAACGGTCCTCAAGCCGCTTTCCGCGCTTTGATGGTTGCTGGTGTTCCAATCTATCCAGACCCATACTGTCCAGAAGGTACTGTGTACTTCCTGAACACTAACTATCTCTCGCTCTATGTCCATGAGCAAGGTTCGTTTGTGTTTACAGGATTTGAGTC